ACTCATTATGCAGCTACCTCTTGCCATCCTGGAGGTGTTATAGGCGCTGAACCTGTATTAACTTCGTTCCAGATCAAAGCATTAGCAGATCCTTGATTCATAGTCAAGCCAAAACCTGTAACCTGTATATCAACATGAATTATTATGTTAAATGCTGAAGAAAGTCTTGCTTCTGCTGGTATTCCTGTAAGAGGAACTTCTTGACCAGGAACCACTGTAACAGTTCCTAATCCAGCCGTCATTGCAATACCTGAAGGAGTTGCACCTGCACCAGCTCGACCTACAGCTGTACCTAAAGATGCAATCATTGGTTCACCAATAATCATTGCATCTGGTGCAGGGTCTGCATTACCTAATGTAGCTTGTGCTACATTTAAAGTATTAAGAGTTAAATTAGCATTACCAGTCATTGCTAATGTTCCAGCAGCAGCTGTCATTGCAATACCTGTTAAAGTAACGTTTGCAAACTGACCTTCAACTCCCCACGCATTAACATTCCAACCTTGTCTACCCCAACCGGTTTGGTTAAACGCATCTATGGTTCCAAGACCCATAGACATCGCAATACCTGTGGCCATTGCATCAGGACCAGCATCAGCTGTTCCTTCAGCTGCAGTTAATGGTAAACCTGATGGAAATACTTTTGTTTGAATATCAATTGTTGGAGAACCAAGAGCAGTTGTAATAAGTTGATTGTTATTTGTAGATGGACCAGTAGATACATCGATAGATGCTACAACACTTCCTAAAGTAGCTGTAACTGCATCACCCGTTGCAATAAACGTGCCTGCAATACCCCAAGCTTGTTCATTCCAACCAAGTCTACCCCAACCATTATTAATTTCACCAACGGTTGTTTCGTCACCTAAAGATGCAGTAAGAGCAATACCCGTAACTGAAAAAGTTGGGTCTGCAGTATCGTTCCATTGGTTTTGACCCCAAAAGCCAGTGCCCCAAGTTCCGGATGCCATAGGAGTTTACCTCCTACGATTAACCAGAAATCCTTAAGATCGCTGCTGTTGATGTGTTAGCCGGAAACTGAATTGTGAAAACTCCAGATGTAGCTGTTTTATCTCCTCCAAAATCTAAAACTGCAACCGCTGCATTTGAGAACGATGTGTTATAGATTAAAGCTCCTCTAGCAGTGATAGTGACGTTTGTAAACGATCTATCTGAAAAGTCTACTCTTGCTACACCAGCTGTAATTGAAGTTGCTAGATTAACTAACTTTCCACCACCTGAAGTATATTGTCCAGAGTTTGGAACTTCATTTCCAGTTGTGAAAGATGTTGTTGCCGAGTTTAGAGTTGCTGAAGAAGTATAAAGAGCTATTTTAAAAATATCACCAGCTGGTGCCGCTGTAAAATCTTGGTCACCATCTAATAATTGTTTTTTAAAAGAGTTTGCAATTGCTTGTGTTATAGCCATTTTATTTTTCTCCTATTTTCCTATACGAGGAACACCACTTTGATATTCGTCTCGTCTTCTTCTTCCCATTTGTTCTATTGAGAAGCCTTCTATCACTTGTTTATACTTTCCTTCGTATAATTGCAAGAGATCATTTGGCCCTTTTAGAAAACTATATGCCTCGACTAGGCACGCATATAAAAGTCCGTTGGGAAATTGCAAACTTAAATATGTAGTAGGAACTGTACTAGATAATCCGGTAGGTTTCAAGATATAATTTAACTGAATTGTATAGGTAGCATCTGGAGTAGGGGCCACAACTATTGTGTCCTCGTCCCAATTGCTATAATATTTTGGCGTTCCTTGTGTCCCTAGATTATTAAATTCTGACATAAAACTAGTGTCTCTATATTGTAAAAAATCTCTATTATTCGCTTGACCTACACCATCAGAATCCACTATTTGAGCAGATCTAATTATTAATAAATCATCAGGGGTATCTATAAATCTAGTCCCTGCAATTAATTGAGCCGTTACATATCTTCTGTTATTATCTGAATCTACATCTCTTAAAATTCTAAACTCTGCATTTTCAATAAATCCATTTACAATCGTATCAGTTAAAACTGTACTTGTAACTTCCGTATAGTCCCTAATTTTTTGTACTAATTCTGTGTAAGTCATTATGCTATTATTATTTGTCCTCCCATACCTATACCATGAATCCAGCAAGCATAATAGTATGTTCCTGCAGAAGCAGGTAACCATTCTACATATCTAGTTGTTGCTGTATTAAAATACGATGTGTCTGTATAAAATGATTGACTACTCGCACCATCTAAATAATACGAAACTCCAGAAGATACAACACCTGATCTTAAGGTAGCTAAATCTGTAGAATTAGATGTTGAAATAAATAAAGGGTGACCATCATTACTACTATCAGATTGAGTAAATCTAATTGTGGTGCCACTTCCAACTGCTAAATAACCTGATGTATCTCTAGATCCATCAATATAAAATACGTTTCCAGTTCCACCAGTTATATATAATGTTCCAGATGCTACAGTAACACTATAATTTTGAAGAGATGATGTAGTGGTTATGGTTGGAGTTGTAATAGCTCCAATTAAACCTGAACCAGTTAAAGTTACATCTGCTGCAGTCGATGGAATTCCTGCTATAACACTTCCTAAAGCTATTGAAGCTTCTCTTCTAGTATTTACTTTTCCTGGATCTTCTGGCACCATACTACCACTACTTAAATCTTGAAATGCAAAATCTCCAGGTAAAGTTAAATTAGCAACCATATTTCCTCCACCTATTTGATCTGGTGGAAAACGTTGAGGTCTTGCTTGTTCTAATCCTTGTGGATCAGCTACAAAAGGTTTTGGTTCTAATTGTGGTTGCTTTGGTTCGTATTCTGACATGTGAACAAATGCTCCGTTCCATTCAGTCACCATCTCTCTCCACGGAAATGCTTGACCACTTCTATCTGATATTGCTAATGCGTATTTACCTTTTGCAAACTTTGACATTATATCTCCGGATAATAAGTTTTAGGTGAGATGTAAACACTAGCTGGTGATCCATCTTCTGTTAATGCTCTTTGTAATTCATCTTCATAATATAATTTCATCTCTTGAGTTCTTTGTGGAGCTTTTTTCATAGAGATATAATAAGTTAAACCTGCACACATACAAGGGACAAATCTATTAACTACATCTGCTTCGTTAGTATATTTACCTGCATCTTGTATTCTTTTTACATAATAAAAATAAATAAATTTACCGGCCTGTGTATCGCCCGGTGTTAAATATAAAGTTATTGTAACTTTATCAATAAATCTTTGTACAAAATATTGTGATGGTTGACCTGTAGAACTTTTATTTGAGAAAGCTTGATATTGTGATCTATTAATTTTTGATAGTGGTGTATCTACATCACTTTCGTTTCTAAAACTAGCTTCAAGAATATCAGAAACCATATCAACAAAATTTGTAACTGTATCACCAGATGTATGACCTGCAGCCGTTGTACCATCTGCTCCACGACCTGAAGCTTCACAAATTATATTATTACCAGAAATAGAAGTATAAATAATTACTTCAGAGTTAATTCTAATTTTACCTGTAGGATTCATATTTTTAACAGAGGCTACAGGTATAGTAGTGGCCGTAGATAAAATACCAGATGATAAAGTTGTAGTTATACCATTTGCATTTCCATCAGATGGTGATCTAAATAATGTATATTCGTTTTTACCAGACTCTAATGTAATTGCTGTTCTTGCAACTTCCCAAAAATGCAAACCTCTATTATCCCATTCTTGAAACATTATATTTAAAGAACGTCTAGCCGATCTTAAATCATTACCAGAATAATCAAACAGACCTAATCTTTCAAAAGATTCTGTAATAATATCATCGATCGAGAGAAATTTCTCGAATGTGCTTGTGCCCGAAAAAGTCACGTAAACCTCCTACGAGTTGTTTCCGCCACTATGAAATACAGTGATAGCTGTAATCTGTTCTGTAGTAAAAGCAGTATTTACATTAGTCTTAAATAAAATTGGTACAGGAAAATTAATTGTCATGTCATGAACATGAGCAGCCTTATTTAATTTTACTTTAGACGTTGAGCCATCTTTAATATCCAAAACACCAGCTACGTTAGGACCAGATACATGTACTCCATATACTCTAGTTCTACCCGTCTGAATAGTTTTAGTTTCTGTAGTTACGTTAGTCGCCACTCCATCTTGTGATGATCCAAATGTTGTCATTTTTTCTCCTTAAAATTTTATGTGGGCCCGAAGGCCCACACTAATTATTTATTAACTATCTGCGAAAGGTGTTTCAATCGTACTTGAACCAATCATTAAAGAATCATGAACAAGATAAGCGTTAGTGTCGATAGCAGTGACTTTAACCACTGAACCAACAGCACCACCTTTTGTAGTACCGTTAAACGTCATAACATCGTTTGATGAACCATTAGGCACGAATGCTTTTTTAGATCCGTCGTTAACACCAATTAAAATAGCACCTGTGAATAAATCACCTGCACCTGTTGTCTTGATATCAACATCAGTAGCTGCTGTTTCAAAAAAGAAATAGAAACTTGCACCAATGTTATTTAAGTTATTTGGATCACTACCTGGACCTGCAACAGCAGAGTCTGCGTTTGTATTGATTGCAGGTAAAGTAAATTTACCATCTGCATCATTTAAAAGCAGAATTCTACCTGCATGATCTTGCACAGTTAAATTTGTGTCTGCAGTTAGTGATTTAGTCATTCCTGGTCCTATATTGATAAAACCGTTTTTCGATCTTACCGGACCATCAAATGTAGTATTTGCCATAATTGTATCCTCCTAATTTACGTTCATGTGGTCTTTAG